TGCATCTTTACTAGATAAATTATATCGTTTAAGTTTGAGCTTAATTGTACGCTTAAACGAACCTATTTAATATATTGGAAATGAGAAAAGGTTCTCAAACGCCTTAGTATCCCTTAAAGTATAATAACTTTGAGCTTAATTGTACGGTTATTATATTATTATTTAGGTTATAATTTGAAAAAATTTCTTTTCATTTTGTCTTTGTCCCTTCTATGTTTTCTCATTTGATTTCTTGATTGGCATTTGGTTACTTAATTTTGTTTAAAATCGCATTGCGTTACTTTCTCAAAAAGGTTCCTATTTTTGATTTAAGTATAAATGTTTAAGGAATTTCTCCTCATGATACTACCTAATTTATAATAGATATTTAAATCGATCTTTATAGTGAAAATTTATAATTAGGATAATTAATTACGTATTAATTAGTAGTAATAACTATTGTTAGGGAGATTAGGAGGACTGTAAATTGATGTTTATGTGTGATCCATGTAGAGCTTTTATTTGAATATTAAGGGAGAGCAACTAGAAATAGTTCCTTTTTATTTATGGTAATGTGTGTTCTTAGTGGAAGCTATTAGAATAAAATTTATGGAAATCTGGCTTATATATAGAACTCATATTCATTTATTTCAATTTGAAATTAAAATGATTTTAGGGTGGGAGATAGACCTGTCCATTAATGATAAATTTATATATAAGTTGATTATTTATACACAAAAATGAATTCGCTCTCAAAAATTACTTCAAATGATAGTGGTGATTATGAATATCGTTTAACTCACGATATAAAATATTATGAAACTGTTAAGAAGATGGTTTCTGGAGTTATTTCAAATAAAGACATTGTAGTCTGTTTAAAACTTGCCGCACCTGATAAGTGTGATGTGTTAGATTATAATTGTCCTGTATTAAAGTATTATGTGGATAAATGTGTTAAACATAATGTTCCTATATTGTGTAGTATAAAACACTACCAGTATCGTGAACGTGAATTATTGTTAGCACATTTAAAAGATTCTATGCGAGTTTCAGAACGAATGGGTTTTACTGATTTAATTGATAGTTTTATTGTTAGTGATTGGGTTCAGATACAACCTTTTCTTTTGAATTTAAATTATGCTCGTAAAGGTGAACAACATAAAATGTGTATGAAATTGATGCGTTGTTTAAATGATGCGTGGGAGTCAACATACTACCATAATTCAAATAAAGATGTGTCAAAATTAGTTGACAAATTTCGTCAACTATTTATAGTTTGTAGTATTCGTAAAATGGATCAGATTCGTCGTAAGGATAAGTTTTGTGATCGTTTTCATACTCAGATGTTTGAAAATTTAGCTGCTATGCCATCTATGTTTGTTGATTCTTGTCAAAAGATGGGACAAATGAGTGATGGTATTACTAAGTTAGCTAATCGAGTAGATGGTTTTTTTGATTATATGTCACAATTGATATTACAATTTCAAAATAAACTACAAGGTTTTGGTAATATGTTTACAATTGTTAATTATATCGGTAAAATGATATCTTTAGGTTATTTGTTAATGGAACCTAAAAACCAAAATATTGCGAGCATAACTGCTTTGTTGATGATGGCGCTACCCAATGAAGTTTTGGGAAATCTGTCCACACTTGTGACAGATCTGATACGAGTCTTACAAGACGTCATCCGTAAATTTAAATCATCCGTCGAACAAGTCTTTGTTACACAAATGGACGATGATCGCAGTATTTTCAGTAGTTTTTATTCTGCCACGATTGGTATTTTTCAAGGAATATTTAAAGATATTCCAAGTGAACATTTTAAGAGTATGCGATTAAGTGTAAATAAAATGCAGTTACTTAGCGATTATGTTAAAACTTCAACTAATATAGTTTCTTTTATTGCTAAAATGTTAGAAAAAATGGTTGTTTTTATCGGTGATCGCATTCTTAAGTATTATGGTTATTTACCTAAATTTATTAAGGATGAATCTATTGAGTTATGTGTTACTAAATTTATCTTTATTAAAGATAATGGTTATGATTTATCATGTCGTCAAAATAAAATACATGCAGCTTATGTTATGGATTTGTATAAAGAACTTTTAAAAGTTCAGATGCAATTACAAATTAAAGCTGGTAAATATATTAATTTTGATGGCTGTCGTATTTTACCCTTTTTACATGTTATGGTGTGTACACTGGAGAAGTATATTGCATTTATACCTCCACATGTTAAGGATAAAGTAGATGTTCGTAAATGTAAACCTTATTGGTGTTATATATATGGTGATCCTAGAATAGGAAAATCTGCTGTTTTACAGCCATATATGACAAATGCTTTAGCAAAGGCATTAAAGTTTGTGGACCATTATACAGATCCTGCAGCTTATGTTTTTGCTCGTAATTGCGGTGATAAGTATTGGGAACAATATAATAATCAACCAGTTGTAGCATATAATGATATATTTCAAAATTTTAAGGATGAACAAGCTATGCATACAGCAATTTTAGAATTAACTAATGTGATAGATGATGCTCCGTATCCATTGAATATGGCAGCTTTAGAGTCTAAAGGATGTACTTATTTTACATCTCAAGTAGTTATTTCTAATGCGCAAGCAGATATTGTTGGTCAGAAATTTGTCGAAGATATATGTTGGTCACGTGGCAAACATATACATTGCCGTCGAAATGTTTCGTTAGAGATGAAGTTAAATCCGAAGTATGCAACTGCAGATAAACTTATTGATTTTTCAAAAGTTTTAAAGGAAATACAAGATCCAAATGTTTATTGTTTTCCTGAAAAATTAGTTGGTGATCCAACTGAACCAATGTTTCCTGCAGATATGTATTGGATGTATTTCCATGATGTTCAAACTGGTGCAAAGTTGTTTGAAGAACCTATGATGTTTTTGGAGGCTATTGATTACGTCTGTAAAGATGCAGTAGCCTATCAACAACGTCAATTGGGGTTTAAAAATAAACTTTTTGAACATTTTGAAAAGACATGGAATACACAAATGGATCAACCAAATACTACGACTGAAGTTAAAGAAGATGTCTTTGAACCAGCTGTTAGTGTTTTTGATTTTTCATTTAAAGCATCATTATGTAGTTGTGCTCAGTTTTTTATGGAATTAATAAATGAAGGAGCATTGGCTCATTTGCCAATTGATGCTTATATGCAGGTAATAAATTTGTTTGTTCCTGGAAATCATCATTATTGTATTCGAACAAAGAAAGAAGCTTTGGATGTGTTGGATGCATGTACATATATTTTCATAAAAGAAGGTTTTGTAGGTGCACGTTTAATTCTTGCTGAACGTAAATCTTATTTTCAACGATTTGTTGGGAAAATTAAAGATTTTTGGAGTACACGTAGTGAGTTGACACAATTGTTAACTATTTTCTTTTCTGTATACTTTGGTGTTGGTTTGCTTGCTTTGGGTATACAATCTTATTTTACTAGTAAACCACAAGAAGAACAATGTCAACCTCAAAGTAGTGAAGCTAATAATAAGCCTAAATTGAATAAAATTCGTCGAAAAAAGAATACTACTTTTTTTAGTGTTCAAGCATATCAAAGTGTAAATCGTGATATTGAAAGTCGATTAGACTTACATTTTGCTCGTATACATTTTATAACTAATGTGGATGGCGTAGAACACATTTCACCAACATATGGTAATTTATTATGTGTTGGTGGTGATGTGTTTATTATGCCACGTCACTATTGGTTACGTTTTAGTGAATTAAATGATCTTTACACTGAACAAGGTTATAATAGTTTTATACAGTTGTCTTGGAATCAGAAACAAGATATTAAAGTACGTTTTGTTGATTGTCAACATTATTATCCTCCTTATGAGCATAGTAATGACATTTGCTTTGTACGTATTAAGGATTTATGTTGTATGAGAGATTTACGTGCTTTTTTTCAAACTGAAAATGATAATCCTAATTTATATAATTGTTATTTATATGGATTTCGTTCTAAACGTTGTGAATCAGTTGCTCCATTACAACCAACTATGTTAACTGTTGGTAGTTCAAAATTGACTAGTATGAAATATAGTTCAGGTTCTCCAATTGATAAAATTACTGGTAAAGCTCTTAAAAATTTAGAGTTTAATATACCTATATGTTATATGTATGATATGTGTTATACAGAATTTGGGGATTGTGGATTGGCTTATTTGGGTATGGATAGTACTATGGGATGTCGACAATTTCTTGGTATACATACTGGTGGTTCTAGCGGAACACATCAGGGAATTGCTTCTCCGGTTTTTAAAGAAGATGTTGATGAAGCATTTGATTTTTTTAAAAATAGTGGTACTGTTATTACTATTCAAAGTGGTACAGATTATATAGATTGGGGTTTGAATCCAACTAGTACGTTATTACATGATGATCATTGTAAAGATCTGTTAGTAGTAGGACGTGCTGGTAAAATTAATGGCAAACCTATTAAAACATCAATGGCTAGTCGTAGTAAAATACAACAGAGTGTAGTATTTGATGTAATGGAAGAGGATTTTGGGCCTCATACACAAGAACCTGCACGTTTGTTTAAGTGTGACATTGATGGTAAGTTGGTGTCTCCTATGGCTTTAGCTTTAGGTAAATTAAATCAAAAGGGTTTTTATGTAGACCAAGATAAATTTGATCTAATTAATGATCATATTACATCGACTATTTTGTCATGGCGCACTAATTATAGTATTTATCCTCGTTTATTAACTGATTTTGAAAGTATTAATGGTATGGATGGTTTGAAACCACTTGATATGAGAACATCTGCTGGTTTTCCATATGTTTTTAATAATGTTATTGGTGGTAAACAAGATTTGTTTGATATCACTATTTATGATAATGAGTTTAAAACATATGTTGCTAAGCCATTATTACAAAGGAATATTGATATGCGTGAAGACTTAGCTAAGCAAGGTGTAATAGCTGAGACATATTTTGTTGATAAAATGAAAGATGAAACTCGGCTAATTGAAAAAGTTGTTGCTGGAAAAACGCGTATATTTCAAGTGGGTCCTGTTGATTTATCTATTTTAATGCGTAAATATTTTGGTTTTTTTATAGCTCATTGTCAGGCATCATTTTTGGATGGTGAAATGGCTATAGGTATTAATCCAAATAGTGTTGACTGGACAATTAAGATGAAAACTTTTCTTGCTATGTCTGATCGGTTTATAAATGGTGATTATAGTAATTATGATGCTAGTATATGGCACCAATGTTGTGAATGTGTTATAAAAGCAGCCAATGACTTTTATAATGATTCCGATGAAAATAAACTGATAAGACGAGTGTTAATTAAAACTTGTTTGTCATCTTATCATATTGTCGATGATATTATTTTCTTTTTTCGACAAGGAAATCCATCCGGAAATGTTTTAACTACAATTATTAATATTATTGTGAATATGTTTTGTGCACGTTATGCTTATTTGCGTTTAGTGAATGGAACTGATTTACATAAATTTAATGAATTGGTTAAAGCTTGGTTTTATGGTGATGATAATTTATTAGCTATTCATAAGTCTATTCAACATTTGATGAATATGGTGACTTATAGTAATATTATGCAAGAATTAAATATGATTTATACTACACCTGATAAATCAGAAATAAAAATTTTATTATATGATATTCATGCAATAGATTTTTTGAAAAGAAAATTTATTAAGGATAAAAAATATAATATATATCTTGCACAATTGAATGAAGATGTAGTGATGGAAATTGCACGTTGGAGTGAATGTGATCCTACACGAATGGAAGATCAATTGAATCGCTTCAATACTACATTATTAGAAATAGCTAATTATGGTAAACAAAAATTTGATAAAATTCAACAAATTTTTAAGAAATATTGTTATAATTTAATACAATTGAATTATACTATTGATCCTACTCGTTTGTTTACTTATTATTATTGTATGGAAATTATGTATCCAGAGTTTTTTACTCAGAAACAAGTGTATGATCTTACACCATTAAGTAAAGGATTAAATGATGTAGTGCATACACTTGGAGGGAACCGTGATGTTGGTAAACTATCTGATTATAATCTGTCTGAAGACAATACTCTCTCACAGATTGAATTTCATAGTATTGGAAATTTGTTATCTAAAAAGGAAACTCAGGAATATATAAATTCTTTTGTGGTTGAGAAAACAATTGAACCACAATCAAGTGAAGTTAAGAACAATATACCAAAACCAAAAAATGTCCGTTTTTCTCCGATTAAAGAAGAAAATGAACAATTTAAAACACAAGCTGGTTCTGATGATATTGTGTCTAGTCAAGAACAAAATGTTGGTACAACAGTTCAGACTATAACTACTACACAATTAATTGATGATAGTGAGTTGCATGAAGCTGATATACGTACATTTCAACATTTGCCACATAATAGTATGCCTCCGGTTAATCTGGATATGTTTTTGAAGCGCCCATATGCATTAACTACTTTTGATTGGGTAGCTACAAATACAGTTGGTACTTTAATGTCAACAATATCATTGCCTGCTGCTTTTGTATCTGCTATACCAACAATTAATGATAAATTATCGTATATTGCTTTTTGGCGACCAGATATGGAAATTGCTATACGTTTAAATGGTACCAAAATGCATTATGGTCGTTTAATAGCATGTTGGGTTCCAATGGATGCATCTTTAAATGTTTGGTATAAACAATTTGAGAATGCTAGTCATTGGCCTTTTATACAATGTTCTGCTAGTTCAGATCAAGTAGTTACAATGACTATTCCATATAGCGCCATTTCTGATTATTATGTTCCATCTAACACTGGAACATGGGGTTCAGTTTATATTTATGTTGCTGCACCATTGAGTAGTGTTAGTGGAGCTGCTTCTCGTGTTGAAGTAACTGTTTATGCACGTATTATTGAAACTCGTTTAGCTGGTTATAAATGGGAAGATCATTTATTGTCGCCAACATTTATGACTCAGATGGAAAATGGTAATTCTGAGTCTATTAAACGATCAAAAGAAGGTACTTTAGTAAGTACTTTAAGTGATATTAGTAGTGATATTACGCGTGGTATAAAATTAATTGGCGACATTGGTTGCAAAGCTAGTAGTTTAGTTAGTACAGATAAAATGCTAGCTAAATATTTAGGGGCTAGTATTGGACCTAATTATGATACTGTAAAACCTATACATCATCGACAACCTCGATGGGGTCAAGTGGAGGATTTGCCTAATTCAGTAGTTTTAGGACCTTCAATGGATGCTTGTCTTAAAAAAGATCCATCAAGTGTTCATGGTGAGTTAGATGACATGTCAATTGTTAAATTTTGTCAGCGACCATGTTTGATATTTTCGGGAACAATTACTTCTACTAATGCTAAAGATGATGTTTTATTTAATCGTTTTGTTAGTCCTCGTGATATGTTTTATGGTACTACTGCAGCTTCTTCAATTCCAGTTGCAGGAGATGCTGCAGGTAACGGCTATTTTGGTATACCAATGCAATTTATTAGTCGTTATTTTCAATTTTGGCGAGGTGGAATACGATTTCATGTTTCTTTTATAGCTTCACATTTTCATGCGTGTCGTGTGCGTATATTATATAATCCATATATTGAAATTACTGCAGATACACCAAATTTTATTCATGCAAATAGTTTAGTAAATATTGTTTGTGATATAACTAAACAAACAGATTATAGTTTTACTGTACCATATATGCAGCCTTATCCATGGGCGCGCTTTGATGATACAGATCCTGGTACTACTAATAATATTGGTACCAATGGTGGTATATTTATTACTATGATGAATACGTTGACTAGTGGTGAAACTACGATAAATCCAATTTATTTTCAGGTTTTTGCTAGTGCAGCTACTGATTTACAATTTGCATCTCCAACATTGCAGTATATATTAAATTTAGGAGTTTGGAAATATCCTCCACCAACTTTGCTTAAAGAAGATAAAGTTGAAAAATGGGATGTTAAACAGATGTTAAATGATATGGCACAAGATTCTGATGAAGATACTTGTGATGAAGATTGTAAACATCGATTTACGACACAGATGGATGACGGTGCTGGGTGGTTTACTGCTGAATGCACTTTTCCATCGTCTTCTTCTAAATGTATGCATGAATTAGAATATCCCAATATTGGAGGCGTTGCAGGTGGTATTACTTCCCATCGAATGGAACAATCTTTTGAAGTAACTAGTATTAAGCAATTGTGTAATATGATGTCTATTTTTAGACAACGTGCACAACCAGCAGTTGAGCCTACAGATGTAACAATACATGGTGTTGGGTTGGTTATTCCTGGTACAATTACTCCAACACAGTCTGCACAATTTTATCAGAACTGGCTATTACAAATGATGTCAGTTTTTAGGTATTATCGTGGAGGTTTTCGTGTTATTGCTATGCATTCAGATCCGGGTGCCCAGTTTTTAGCTTGGGCTGGACATAATTTAGGTGATAGTGCTGTATTTATGTCAGATTTAGATGTAGCTCCATTTCTTAATACATTTAATAATTTGGAATGGAATTCAACTCAAATGTGGAGTCCGCGTGTTGCGGAAAATACTATTGATGTTGTTGTTCCTTATTATAGTCGATTTAGATGTCGATTAATAAACTATGGTACCAATGTGTCTTCTGGTTTCACCAACGATTATGATTTCTTGAAAATCGGTGGTGCATCTTCGGCGATAGAGTGGATGATTTATTACGGTCTTGCTGGCTGTGATGATTTCTGGATGGGATTTCCAACTAGTATCCCAAAGGCAGTATATTTAGCGCCTTAGAAAATATAGCTAAATAAAAGGTTTAGGATTGACCTTGGGTTTAAGTTTGTAGAAATACAAATGTATACCCTAAATAACGAACTTATTTAAAAACAAGAATTAGTTAACCCGTGTAGATATAAACAATACAGGGGTGTCCGGTTAGGTAATCGGATCGTTTATTAGTCTAGAGTTTTGTTTCTTTTGTTTTCTATTATTTAGAGCAAGTATGAAACAATGTTCTATACGTTACGGACATTGTTTTATGCGAG